CCAAACTTGGAACGTAACCAACATTGCGAATAGTTGGGATAACATTAGCGGAACGGGTGTTTACTATCCTCTCATTGATAATGGCAACGTATCAACAAATAAGGTAGACTTTTCTTTTGATGCCTTCAGACCTGCTCTTTATGTAAAGGAATACTTGACCAAGATACTTGATGGGTCAGGTTATACCTATGATTTCCCTTTGCTTAGTACGGCATTAATGAATAGGTTAGTAATACCTAACAATCAAAAGACTTTAACTAAAAGTTCAGCAACAGTATTAATCGCAACGGCAAAGGTTAAAAATTATACATCTGCTGCTGGAAATGTTGAGTTTGATATTATAAATGGAGGAAACTTTACAGTAACGCTCAGCGGTAGTAATTTTGAATATAATTCGGGTACGGCATTCTCGGGAAGCATTGCGTTAAGTATTGCAGGAACTATTAATGCAATCAGTCCAGCAAGTGATTTTACAATACAACTGCGTAAGAATGGCACACCGATTTCGGGTGTTACATACACTACACCTGGAAGCGGTTACAACTTTAATGCTGACCTTAGCGTGGCATCGGTTACTCTTGTTAATACTGACACTTTAGATGTAGACTTGGTTGGTAACTTTTCAGACCTTGATATTGAATCGGGGAACTTTAACGTAATATCAAGCAATCCAACACTTGTCACTGTTAATTATGGTGATTCTATTGTAATTGATGACACGATACCAAAGGGAATCTTCCAAAAGGATTTCTTTGCCTCCATCGTTAAAATGTTCAACCTTTATGTCTATGAGGACAAGTTGGTTGAGAAGAAACTGATTATAAAACCATTCATTGACTTTTACGATGGTACTAAAATAGATTGGACTGGTAAAGTGGACCGAGGAAGTGTTATGAGATTGAAACCGATGTCCGAGTTTACTGCACGTTATTACGATTACAAGTATAAGCAAGACAATGACTTCTATGCGGAGAACTACCGAAAGAAGTATAATGAAGGGTATGGTGATTTAATTTATGATAGTGAGAATGAGTTTGTTAAGGAAGTGGATAGTACCGAATTGATATTTGCATCTACCATACTTTATCAAAAGACTGCAACCGATAAGGTTTATTCTGCCATTTATAAACTATCAAACGAGAACACCAAAGAGGATAAGATGGATTCCGTAATAAGAATCCTACAAGCAAAGAAGATAACTGGTATGACTTCATGGGCAATACAGAATGGAGTTGGCGGTTCTACTTTGGCAAGTTATACCGCTTACGGATATGCAGGACACGTTGATGACCCGTTTAATCCACAATCGGATATTAATTGGGGAGCAACTAAGGAACTATTTTACAGTGCGACATCAGTAACCGCAGCAAACTTATTTAATGGGTATTGGTCCGAGTACATTGCAGAGATAACGGACAAGGATAGTAAGTTACTCACCTGTTCATTAAAGTTGAATGAGGTGGATATTTATAACCTTGATTTTAGTAAACTAATTTACATTGATGGTTCACTTTGGCGGTTGAATAAAGTCTTGGATTATAACCCGATGGACTTTAACGTGACAAAGGTGGAACTTCTTAAAGTAATTGAATTAACATACGTTTAATATGGCAGAAGAAATAATTGGCGTCAAGGTCCAAGTTGATGCGAGTGATGTAGGCAAGTCGGTTGGTTCATTAAAGAAGCAACTTAGGGAAGCACAGAATGAGGTAACGGCATTGTCTGAGAAGTTCGGTGCGACATCAAAGGAGGCAATCAATGCAGCAAAGAAGGCAGCACAGTTAAAGGATGCCATTGGTGATGCCAAAGCGTTAACAGATGCATTCAATCCCGATGCAAAGTTCAAGGCATTAACGGCATCTTTGTCAGGCGTTGCAGGTGGATTCGCTGCCTTACAAGGTGCAGTTGGATTGTTCGGAAATCAAGCAGAAGCGGTTGAGAAAACATTGTTAAAGGTTCAATCTGCTTTAGCATTGTCGCAGGGTTTACAGGCGGTTGGCGAGAGCATAGATTCGTTCAAGCAATTAGGTGCGGTTGTAAAGACAGGCGTTTCTAATGCCTTTGGAACGCTTAGGAGTGCCATTATATCAACGGGCATAGGTGCATTGGTTATCGGAGTAGGTTTATTGATTGCTAATTTTGAAACAGTTAAAAAAGTAGTCCTTAACTTCATCCCTGGTCTTGGCAAACTTGCCGACTTTGTAGGTAACCTTGTCACAAAGTTTACCGACTTTGTAGGCATAACATCAGAAGCGGATAGGGTACTTGAAAAGTTGAGCAAGACAAATGCAAAGGCGAATGAGAACATTGAGGCAAGGGTAAAGTTATTAACCGCACAAGGTGGTAAAGAAAAGGAGATTTACGCACTACAAAAGGAAGCGAATGCCAATGAAACCAATGCACTGCGTGAAAGGTTAAAACTTACGGGCAAACTTACCGAAGAGGAAGCGAAAAGGTTTAGAGAGTTAAAGGTTGAGAATGCGGTGCTTGATGCAACCGAGCAAAAAAGGATAGCAGACAGAAATGCACAAGCAGCAAAAGAAGCAGCAACTAAACAAGCAGAAAAAGACAAGGCAAGAAAGGAAAGGGAAGAAGGGGAAGAGTTAATTCGTAGGGATAAGGAACTTTCTGCAAACCTAACCAAAGCAGAAATTTTAGGGATAAGTTCTGCTGGTAAGGAAGCACTTATTCAAACACAAGTAGTTGCAAAAGGTGTTTCTGATGCCATATTAGTAACTGCTCAACAACAAGCGGATGCAAAAAAGCAATTAACCGATTACGAGAAAAAGTTAGAGCAGGAGAAGTTTGATGCTCAATTAAATCTTGCATCTCAATCCTTGTCTATCATTGGCGGTCTTGTGGACCAAAATAGTGCCGCAGGTAAGGCGATTGCAGTTACTCAAGCAATAATAAACACTTACCAGGGTGCATCTAAAGCATTAGCACAAGGAGGTATCTTTGGACCTGTGGCAGCAGCAGCGACAATCGCAGCAGGACTGATAAACGTTAAAAAGATTATTAGTACCAAGATACCATCTGCAAAAGGTACTGGTAATGTTGCCGATTCGGGAGGTAGTACAATGTCAATGTCTGCTGCACCTATCTCACCATCTGCTCCAATTCAAAACACAGTTACCTCATTAAGTCAGCAGTCCATAAATCAAATGGGGTCAGCAACGGGTAGGGCATACGTTGTGGAATCTGATATCACTAACCAACAAGAAAAGATTATTAGAATAAACCGAGCAGCAAGACTTGGATAAAATAGTTTATAAAAAATACAAAAATGGAAAAGAATATACCAATTTTCAACTTAGAAATAACCAATGACCTTGAAGATGATGTTGAGGTTGATGTGATTAGTTTGGTTGACAGACCTGCCATAGAGCGGTCCTTCCTTGCCTTTACTGAAGATGAGTTTGCTGAATCCTACACAGACTATCCCGAAAGTGCAAAGAACAACGCACAGAGGGCATTGGATTGGGCAGAGAAAAACGGATGGGGAGAATGTGGCACGGAGGTTGGAAAGATAAGGGCAAACCAAATCGCAAAGGGAGAACCGATTTCACGTGAAACAATCGCAAGGATTAGCGGATTCAAGAGGCATCAACAGAATAAAGATGTTCCCTATTCCGAAGGATGCGGAGGTCTTATGTGGGATGCTTGGGGAGGTACTTCCATGATTGAGTGGGCAAGTAACAAGTTAAAGAAAATAGATAGGCAGAACTTTGTCATCCAAGATGAGGACCAACAAATCATAAGCGGTCCATTGATGTTAGCAGATACACCAATCTACCGCAATGACCACAATGGGGAGTATTATGTAGTCTTCACAAAGGAAACGATAAAAAAGATTGCACAGAGATACTTCAAGAAAGGGTACCAGGGTAATGTAAATTTGATGCACGATTCTGGTCAGTCCGTTGAAGGGGTAACAATGTTTGAATCTTTTATCAGTGACAAGGTTAGGGGTATCCAACCAATGAAAGGTTTTGAGGATGTACCCGATGGGTCTTGGTTTGGGTCATTCAAGGTAGATAATCCTGAGGTATGGGCAGAGATAAAGGCAGGAAATGTCAGAGGATTCTCCGTTGAGGGTCAGTTTAATTACAAGAAGACAGGAGATAAAAAGATTGAGCAACTTTGGGAAAATGTCCTTGAAGTGCTATCTAAAGTTAAGTAGCAATTTTTTCATAGCGTTTGGTTAAGGCAGGGTGTTTCTACACCTTGCCTTTTTTCTTATATGGTACATTAGGAAATGCCTCCTATTTATTACCAAAAGTTATTATGACAACTTTGGAAGCAATTAACAAGATTAAACAAATGTTCGCAGAAGCAGGTGAAATGCCTATGCCTTCTGCTGAACCTCTCCAATCTTTTGCGGAATATACGCTGAAGAGTGGTGCTAAGGTAATGATTGATAAGTTAGAAGTCGGTGGTAAGGTTACACTGGTAGATGAGGGTGGAAACGAAGTTCCTGCTCCTGCTGGTGAACATGAACTCATTGATGGTTCTGTTATTCTGCTTGATGAGGCATCAACAATTGTAGAAATTAAAGTACCTGAAGTTGAACTTCCTGAAGTTCCTGAGGTTGAGATTTCTGTTGAATCTAAGGAAGAAGAGGACATGATGAAGAAGAAGATTGAAGAAATGCAGAGGCAACTTGATGAGATTAAGATGGCATACGATGCCAAACTTGCCTCTCAAGAAGCAAAGTTCAGCAAGGGTATGAGTGATATTTCAGATGTTTTGGTTCAACTTTTGAACACACCATCTGCAAATGCTACTGAAGCACCAAAAGAAAAGTTTAATCAGCACATTGAAAAGAAAGAAGATAAAATTAGTCGCTTTCTTGATTTTGCTAAATCTATTAAGTAAAAATTTCTCAAACAATAAAAATTAAATAAAATGAGTTTTTCAGTAGGAACATTGGCAGCCTATACTAAAGAGAACGAGCAACTGCTTGTCGCTTCTTCTGTACTTGGTAGCAAAACCGCTTCTTTAATTAAGGAGCAAGGAAACGTGATGGTAGGTGTTAAGTCTGCCGAAACCATCAACATTATGGATACAGATGCAATTTTCCAAGATGGTTCATCTTGCGGATTTAACGCCTCTGGTCTGACCAGCTTCACGCAGCGTACAGTTACAGTCGGGAAGATAAAAGTGAATGAAGCACTTTGCTTGAAAGACCTTGAAGCAAAGTATTTGCAGAAAGCACTTCCTGCTGGTTCTATGTATGATTCAATGATTTATGCTGAAGAGTATTCTAAGCGTAAAACAGAGAAGATTTCTTCACAACTTGAGAAGGCATTGTGGCAAGGTAACACTGCAAGTGTTGATGTAAACCTTAACAAGTTCACAGGATTGATTTCTTTGATTACTGCTGCTGGTGCATCTGTTGTAAATGCAAATAGCGTAGCATTCCACGGAGTTGTAGAAACTGCCATCACTGATACCAACGTAGTTAGCATCTTTGATGATATCTACAAAGCAATCCCTGCCCAAGTAGTAGACAAGGATGATATGGTTATCTTCTGCGGTATGGACACTTTCCGTACTTACACTGTAAAGTTGAAGTCTTCTAACTTGTTCCATTACAAGTACGATGAGGCTGCAAATGGTCAGTTCTTCCTCCCAGGTACTAACGTTCGTGTAATCGCAGTTCAAGGGTTGAATGGTACAGGTGACATCGTTGCTGCAAGGATTTCTAACTTCTTCATCGGTACAGACCTTTTGAACGAAGAGGAAAGATTTGAAATCTTCTACGCTAAGGAAGCAGACCAAGTACGTTTCGTTTCTGAGTTCAAAATGGGAATTAACTTTGCTTTCCCTGATGAGATTGTTAAGTTCTTCGTTTAAATAACATTGATGGTGAGGGGTGGATTTCCATCCCTTGCCTTCATTTTAAATTTTATAATATGCCGTGTGCTTTAACTCAAGGATATGTACTGGATTGTAAAGAATCCATAGGTGGTATTAAAGCGGTTTGGTTTATTCCATTCGCTGATGTTACTGCAATAACTGAAGCATCAGGTGTTGTTACTACTATTACAAAGTCAGCAGGAAAGGTTTTTTATAAGTATCAACTTGTAAAGCAAACCTCTTCACTTACCGAGAATATCACTGCCTCCGTTGAGAATGGCACTGTATTCTATGCTCAAGAATTATCAATCATCCTCAATAAACTTCAAGCATCTACAAGGAACGAGATTCTCCTTCTTGCTAAGAACAATCTCCTTGCAGTGGTTCAGGATGGTAACGATAAATATTGGTTGCTCGGCAAGGTAAATGGTGCTGATTTGACTGGTGGTAATGGTGCGACTGGTACTGCTTTCGGAGACAGGAATGGTTACACATTGACCTTTACGGGAAATGAACCTGCACTTGCTCCTGAAGTTTCAAGTTCAATAATTGCAGGTCTTACTGCGTAAATAGGAAGGTTTAGAATGAAGTAAGGGCATCCATATCGGATGCCTTTCTTTTTGGGTAAAAGTCAAGGCATTGCCTATTTAGATACAATGATACAACTAACGCAAGGAGCAACTGAGTTCATTTACCTAACATTAACGGAGAAGCAGACACTTGCCTCACCTAATTACTTGTTCCGTTTTGTCAATAGGACTACAAGGGATGAGGTTGCTTTTGTGCTTTTGTTTGCTCTTGATGTATCACCTTTCAAGGATAGGTATAACAAGTTCAGCATCAAAGTACCTAAATACTTTGGATTGGGTAATGTAGGGGAGTGGTTGTATTATGTCTATGAGCAATCAAGTGCTTACAATGTAGACTATACCCAAGCAACGGGATTGCTTGAAGAGGGAATAATGAAACTGTCACCATCAACCACTTTTGAATATACGCAGCACGAGGTTGACAATACATATATAACAAGATGAATGATTTAGTAATACTTAATTTCCAAGAGGCAAGGCAACCCGAATATCGGGAGAAGAGGGGCAAGGGATACATTGAGTTCGGTGAAAAGAACGATTATCCTAATTACCTTTTGGCATTGTACAACAAAAGTGCAAAGCATAACGCAATCGTAAAAGGTAAGGTTAACTACATTATCGG